ATCCACCACCATTAGGTCTAAGTTCGTATAAATAATGTTTAACAAGCCATTTAACGAATGCCGTAAATCCTGCTAAAACGGACATAACGGACACAACTATACCTAATATTGCTTGTGTCTGTGTCATGGCCTTAATGTTTTTCCATTTCTAAGAGCAGCTTGTCTGTATGCACTATATCCAGGATTATTTCGGATGCTATCACCAGATTTCCATGCCTTTGTAGGTCCAGTTCCAAATCTTGAAATAAGAGACTGTCTATTTTTTTCTGAATTAAATTGTCTGTTTGCCGCTGAAGTCGGAGCTTTGTATCCATTTCTAATAGCTGCCGCTCTATATGCAGCAGCTGCACCAGCAGTGCTGCCATACACTCTGTTATTCTTTGGAGTATAATCACCAAACATCTTTTCGCCGATGTTATCTCCAGCATATGATTGATCCCACGCTTCATACAATTCATTAGCGCACTCTTCTGTAATTTCACTTATTGCATTATAATACTCATCGCCTAAATGATTTTGAACATAAGAAATAAAATCTTCTGGATTATAATCTTTTCCATTTGTTCTGCAATAATCTTTTGCATGATTAGCAAAATAATCATCACCTAAAAGTGTTTCTTGTCCTGCATTTCCAGCTTTATCTTTTTGTGAATCAATTACATCAGTATAAGCTTCTTCCCAAAGATTATCATCTAAATATCCACCACGGGCATTATTAATATCTTTTGCGGCATCAAATAAACTGTCATACCCATCTCTTCTGCCGTTTGATCTTCTATTCAGACGTTTTGAACCAAATACTTGTCTTCCTATATATCTTACAGCAAATCTAAAACGTCCTCTAGCCATTAAACATCACCAGAAATAATTTTTGCTTTATATTTATATCCTTCTACAAAACCTAAAGCATTGACTACTGGCTGTGTGGATTTGATTTCCCACTGACCTTCATCATAAATTTCATTTCCATTTCTATCTCTTATGTTGGCCAAATAACCAGCTTTTTGTAATTTAGAATTAGTTAATATAACTATATCTCCTATAAATGTTGTACTTAATGCAAGTATGATTGGACTTGGAATTGTTTCATAAATATTTTCTGTTACTGTTCCGTCCGCAGAAGTTACTCTTCTATAGCCATAATAGTCTGCAGTATAATTATATTTGGCTCTTCTGAGTGTGTCAAACAACATTATAGAGTTCTCCAGTCCATGCGTGTCGGCCATTGAAATATTTTGCCAGTTCTGTAGCTTCTGGATCTATTCCATGAAAGTCCATTAGCAGCAATTATTGCTAATGGTGACATAAATGGTGACATCATTCTAGTATCAAAGTTAACAATTGCATCTGTTTGGCCTTGACTTGTTAATGCTGCTTGTTTAAAAACAACATCTTCATTTTCAAGCATATAAGCTGTTTGATATGAAGTAATTTTATCAAGCAAAATTAAATCAGATGCAGATTCAATATCTACTTCATCTCTACCAATATAAATTTCTACAATTGCCTGAGCTCTTGCAATTAATGGCATTGTTACATCGTATCCAGTATATTCTTTTACGCTATTAACAGTACTAAACATTATCTAAATCTCCTTCCTAATTCACGAACTCTTAGTGTATGAGTTGTTGTGAAATCTAATTTTCCTGTTCCGCTCAATTTAAGCTGGAAAACATAGTCTCCAGGGTATTCAAAAAGACTACGATCTGTTGGCCATTCAAATATGATGGTTCCATATTCTTTTCCGCTTGTGTTAAGTGTTGAGCCTGTTAAGCTTATTTCTTCATTTCTTGATCCTAATAGAACCGCTGCGATTGTAGTATAAGGAGAGAGGTTAACATTGTTTCCATCCTGGTCCTTTACTTGAATCGAAAGAGGCCTAGCAGGGATCTGGTTTATCCAGTATTGACTAATCATTTGATTACGTCCTCTCTTATGTATAGTATTGGGTCTACGTGCATCAAGTATAGTATTACCTGATCTTCTGCAGCAACAATTGCTCTATTATTTATAAACATTCCAGTAGTTGCAGTCATTGGCGTTACTCCAATTGTTGACCCTGGCTTTACAATTGTAGCATTTGCAGTCATAGGAAGTACAGGAATTGTACGTGTGCCTGAACTAAATTGTGTTTCTGGTAAGTATCCAGCAGCAACCATTGATTGTGTTCTAAATGAAGCTCCCTTATCTGGGACAGCTAATGCATTTGGCATTTGTGCTGTAGCATCCATAGATACTGGGCGGATAACTGTTCCTTCTAGAACTTCTCTATTAGACAACCAGCGGAATCCTCTTGTAGGCATTGATGGCACTTCAAAATTGATCATTGGATATTGCCATGCATATGTGCTGGAGAAGAATACTCCGCCAGTTGGTACTGAAGTGAATGACAGTCCACCAGCTTTATTAATCTTTCTAGTCTTTACTGCCTTCTTTTGAACACCAGGTTTTTCAAAGTCTGTATCAAGTTCATATTGTGCGCCAGCTTGTTGTAAAATATGCATACCGTTTAATGACCAATATGGAGTCTCAGTTTGAACAAAGTCTTGTTGTAAAAGATCATTTCTTGCAGCAATATCAATTGCTCCATTTTCATATGCATAATTTACCCAGTAATCGCTTGTAAGTTCAATAGAACCAGTTTCTGTAACCTTATTAATTTCTTCAGTAAAGTTTACATAAATCTTTCCACCAACCTGACGCCCATCAAGAACATCTCCTGGCTCAAGGATAATAGATTGTGCATAATTCTTATAAGGATTGTCAATTAAATCTAATCCTCTACGAACTGTATTGGCAAATGCTGTAATAATCTTTCCAGCCTTTACATTTTCAAATGGAGTAGCTAAATATGTAGTAGATTTATTACCATCTCCTCCAGTTGTTGAAATTACAAATTCATCACCAACGGCAAGAGCATTTTTATGTTCATATCTTGCAAATGGTCTATCTGGTGCACCCCAACGGAATTCGTCTGTTGCTCGCCAAAACGCAAATTGTGTTTTAACCAATGCAGGATAATCTGTTATTCCAGGATGAGTATTTACAATTCTGGTCCTGTTATTCTTCCAAGTATCTTCCCATCCAAGTGGTTCATCATATTCTGGAGGTACTGGAAGGTCTACTGCGCCTTCAATGCCAAACATTTGTGTTGGCGCATATGGATCACTATAATTACCCTGACCAATATTGTCATCCATAGCTGGAACAACTTCTACACGGTCAACAATCTTAAGATCAAGAGCAAGTTGTGCACTTGAAACCATCAGAGACACACCAGTATCTACTGCTGCACGAAGACTCTTTAAAAAGTCTTCAAACAATTTTGATTCTCTTAAATTAAAGTATGCATCAACAATTTCTGATCCAGTAAATGCATCCTTTTCTTTAGGATCATTTGGATAGTTCTTAAAGAAAATCATATCAAATTGAGATAAATCAATATCATTAATTAGATCAATATATCTTGCGGCATCTGTTACTGGATTTACAAATGTTCCTCTGCTATTTACCAAATATGTTTTTGTATTAGGTCCATCCCAAGGGCCAACATAAGAGCTAAATGTTGTAAGCTTTATGTTTTCAACGCCATATGCTTCAGGTTTTACTAATTCTGATACAAAGCGCCCAGTAACATCTACTGGGAATACGTCCCAACCTTCATATTCTTGAGGTGGTGATGTGTAATAATCCATTGTTGTAAGAGTATTTGCAGCTTCATCGCTTGTAAAGTTGGTATATGTATATACTCCTTTAAGCTGTTCAGAAGCAGTTGGCCAGAAGTAAAGCATCAATGCTCTACCTCTATTTCCAGATGCCTTTGTTTCTTTTCCAAAGTCTGCAGATGCCTTGGCTACTGGTACTTCAATTGGAGTAACATCAATAGCTGCAAGATAGTTAATAAGAATTTCTTTTTCAAGAACATATGATCTCTTATTAATTGATATTGCCGACATGTCAAAATCAGAATAAGCATCAACATCACTTGAGTTAAATCCAATTTGATTAGGTGAATATGAACGTAATCCAAATCTTTGAATATCAAGTTGTCCATCAATCCATACCTGTAGACGAGCATTATTTGCATCAACACCATCATTTCTAAGCTGAATAATGAGATGGTGCCATTCTCCGTCTGCAATATCTTTATATCCAGTAAATGCTATAGAATCTGAAGATTTCAAATATCCAAGAGATGTATCTTTTTCATTTATAAAGGCAATCTTTCCATCTTTAAGTCTAATTCCAGAACGCTTATTTCTTGATACGGAGCTTGTTGTGTCTCCCAATAAATATCCAGTAGCGATATATTGATTCTTTTTCGTGGTTCTAAACATTGTTTCTAATGTCCAGCCACCTGAATATGATTCATTAGGTGTATAAGTTAATTCAATATTTCTAATATTTAATGCTTTTCTGCCTTGATTATCAACAACACCAGCATACGCTGCTGGAAGTGGAGAATTAACTAAATTGTATCCAGCACTTGGTTGTCTTGCTTGCCATCCATCATACGCTCCACCTACATAAATAGTATCGTTGGTATTAAAGAATGTAATCTTTCCAGCAACTGATGGAGTTTGATAATCTACATTAAGAAGTGCTTGATACCACTTATCATCACTTGCTAAATAATATGCTGGAGGCAATGCAAACATAGCCTTGGCATTTAAGCTTTGTGGCTTGATTAGCGCTCCAAGAGTTGTAACAACTGTTGGCTGAACCATTTCAGCTGTAGCAATCTTAGGGTTGTCGAACCAGAATCCTGGAATAAATAATTGTGGTTGTGGGAATGTAGCAGTTGCTTCCATGTGTTGAGCACCGTTAAATTCACCAATTGAAAATGTTATGTCTTCCATTAATGCAGATGCTGTCCATGCGGTTACAGCATTGCTTGTATTCTTTGTAGCCTCAAAGTTAGGTTGCTGGAATAATGCTTGTCCAGTTAATGGAACTACAAATGGGAATACCGCTCCTTCTGCAGCAGTTGCAATCATTGGAGCTGCTGCAATTGTTGGGCCATATCCAGCTGAGTATGTAGGATTAACCATTAATGCTGATATTTCATTATCTGTGTCTAATGAAATTGCCTGATACATCTCAAATGCTTCTGCAGCCGTAATTTCAGTAGCTAATACTGCAAATTCATCAATATATAATTCTTTAGTATTTGACCCTGTTCCATTATATTTACCTTCAGCTGCAACACCCCATGTTCCAGAGTTTGCAGGTGTAATTGCTGAGTTAGTAATTTGTGCTCTTTGTTTACCATCTACATATAATGTAAAGTTAGAACCAGACTTGCAAGCTACCGCAAGGTGCCACTCGTTATCTGCTACGTTTGTTGACCATGTAATTGTTTCTGTATCTGTTGGACCAAATCCTTTATTTAATCTGGCAGAAATATGTCCATTATTAGCACCTAATGCTATTGTAATACCAGTTCCAAGAAATCCAAACATACCAGTAGATCCAAGAATTTGTTCAAATGATTTATAGCCATTTGATTTAAATCTAACAACCATGGTTTGTTGAGCATTTGTGCTAAATGTACCAGAAGCGGCAGTCCAGTCACCTTGTAGATAAGTATTAGCATTTGTAAATTTATAAGCATATCTATTTACTGTTGGTTGTAAATAACTTACATTTGATCCATTTAAACCAATGGACAATGAATCTATTGTTCCAAAGTTTACAGGTGTTCCCGTAGCTTCATCCATTCTAAACTCAATTGTTGAACCATTGGCTTGAATATAATCATTATAGGCATTTGTAAATTTAACTGTTGGTTCTGGCAATATTGTTGCAGCTTGAATTGGTGTACCAGCATATGTAATCATGTTGCCAATTTGAGTGCTGGTAATTGTGCTATATCCGTTTACCCAATAATGAGAAATGTAACCCTTTTTATTATTAGTTCCTGAGTTTAATACATTTCCAAAAGTTAAAGCAGAAACAGATGGCCAAGTTCCATTAGTAGTTGTAGATACGGCAGTTCCATTATCAACATTTATGGAAATTGTATTACCTGAAGTAGATGCTCTTGCATGAATAAAGTGCCAATTTCCATCAGCCACATTTGTTAAATGAACAACTTGATTTTGCTGATTTCCTTGCATTGTCCATTCTACATATCCAGTATTTCTAATTCTTAAATTATAATAATCTGATCCAAATGGATTGTAATATTTAATAATATCTGCTAATTTGTCACCAAATCCAGATTCTGCTTTAAACCAAAAACCAATTGCAAATTCATTATCTGTAATTTCTGTAGAGTATGGTTGGTTAACTCCAAATGCAAGTGGAACTGTATTACCTTGTTGTCCATAAATTACTAATGCACCTGAACCCTGTCTTCCGCCCAGAATATCTGTCGTAGCTGATCCGTTAAATGCCCATGCTGTTTCAGCATTTCCGCCAGTTCCATAGTTACGGATTTTCTTAGGCTGATCAAATCTATACCATTGCTCAAATGACAATGTTTGCATATAGGTATCAAGCATTTGTGGAAGATTAACAAAGTTCCAAGATGCTTCTGCAAATGTGGCAGATGCTGTTGCTGCTTGTGCCACATATCCACTATCAATTATAGTAGTTGGTTGAACAGCTAATGCTGATGCTGTAGCTGGAGTAGCTGAATAACCTATAGCAAATCCTGCTGCATAATGTTCAGCAATTGTTGTTGCTGAAAGAGTTGAATCAAATACTGCCAATTCATCATAATTACCCGTAGCACCATATCTGGTTGTTCCGCTTGAAGTCCATCGCATCCAGTATTTAACTTGTGAATCCATTGATATTGTAGATGGTGTTGATGCTGTGGAAACAAGACTTCCATCAATATATAGTTTCATATTTGTAGAATCTACGGTCCAAGCAAAATGATGCCATGCATTAAGAGAAACTCCAGGTGAACTTACCTGATTAGTAAACCCATTGGGCGTTGCACTTAAATATGCAAGTGACTGATTTACGTCAATATTAATTCCGTTTCCAGATGTTCCAGTATGAAAAATCCAGTTAAATGCTTGTTGATTATCTGATGCAGATACTTTAAACCAACCTGTTATAGAAAACGCTTTGTCATTAAATGTTGTTGTTGAGTCTGAATATTCAAATCCATAATTACTATCGTTATAGTCACCGACGTAAATGTAGGGACTATTTGCAACTCCTCCAGTTGAATAAAATACGTTTGATGTGCCTGTACTAATTGTTGGAGTACGTGAGCCAGTATTGTTGACCCCGCTTGAATTGTTTTCAAAATATAATACTGGATTATCTTGTGCTACTCTTTGAGAATATAATGACATAAAAATAGGCTGCGGTTAGGCAGCCATGACTCCTAACAATTTCTTATCTGCTGGTATAGAAGAAATGCTTACACCGTTTACTGTTACTGAAGGGGTAAAGGTGAGGTCGGAAACAATCGGAGCATATGACAACAAGTAAGGGGTGGTTGCTACGACAATTGTTTTGGACTCATTAAAACAAGCATTTGCTTGCATAACGCCGACCTCAACCTTTACATTCATTTAGGGTATCCTTACGCTACTGTGATACGCACAATACCTGTGCTATCCCATGTAATTGTGAAGTTACCGTTGGTTGAAGACTGGTCTGAACCGAAGTCTACATAACCAATTAGAGCTGATGTGCTTGCAGTACCTGTTGAATCATATACAACAGCATAACGAGCTGTGATTGTAGATGATGACCAAGTAACGTCAGCAGCATCAAGTACGATTACGTTTGTTGCAGAATCGTATGTAGCTGTTTTAGAAGCCAAAGTAGCTCCACCAGATGTGTAACCTGTTCCTGTTACTTCATATGTAGAAACATCGTTGAAGTAGTCATGAGCGTCCTGATCTGGTGTATAAGAAGATGTAAGAAGAGCCACCTTGATAGTGTCTGAATCAAAATCAACTTCCTTATTTAGAGCCTTAAGTAGGAAATTTCCGTATAGTTTAGAAGCCATTAGTTATTTCCTCCTTATGCAGTCTTCTCAACGATTGCAAAGCCTTCAGGCTTAGCAACAGCGAATGCACGACGTGCACGAACCTTGAGAAGAACTCCATCTGTATCAAATTTAGCATCCTTAGATACCATAGATTCGATGCCTGCACGAACACCGTTAACCATAAGATCGGTGTTACCAACGATCAAAAGTGGATTTCCTGCTGGTGCAGCTGAAGCAGCTGAAGATGTAGCAGCGCCTGCTGATACGA